CATAACCATTAAACTTTCCGTAGCCTCTAGCGTGAGGCGAAATTTTGTGAAGGTTTATGTCGCAAAAACAAATCATTGGCGTCTCAAAAGATTGCAAATTAGGAACCTTTAAATACTGAGCATCCTCAGAAACATATCTTGGAACAATTCTTTTTTCTTTAAGTTTTTTATATAAGTATTCGATTTTTGGCATAAAATTAAATAAAGTATTTGCGCTCTGCATATACTTTACACCATTTTTCTTTCGTTCGTCTATGTCTAAATTTTCCTTAATAATATCTTCTTCCATATTAACACCGCCTGCATTTTTTATCATATTATAACACTATATGTCTATATTTGCAAGTGGTTAAACACAAAAACAGCCGACAAGGAATAACCCCTGTCGGCTGTCTTACTGTATACTTTATCTTCTTTGTAATCTCATCGCCAAGCCGTTTGATGAAGTTCACGCCTGCAATGCCATTCTCGCTGTACCCCCACTTTTTCAGCAGAGTATTAACTGCCTTTGCAGTACCTTTTCCGTATGTACCGTTCTTATCCATACCTACGTTGTGAAGCTTGACCGCCTTTGCAAGAATCAGCAGCTCCTTGAGCGCAAGCACACCGTTTGTTTTGTTGCCCTGCTTATAGCCTGTCTTGTCAAGCACTTTCGCACTTATCTTGCTCTGTTTCTTTGGTCTCAGGAAGCCTGCAATATGGTCATAAGTATGCTTGACCTTAGTGCAGGCTTTTCCGCTCCAGTTCTGGTCATACGAATAAAAATAATTCGTGTTGCCCTCACCCGTGCAGATTGCTATGTGACCCCAGCCGCCATTCAACGTGCCTGACCATATCGCTACATCGCCCTTTTTCGGCACGAAACTTGGCGTGTTCTTTACCTTTGTGAAATTTGCTTTCAGCCAAGTGTTCTTATCGAATAAATCCCAAAAATGGTGTGCGTCATACCAGAAATTCTTGATACCTGATCCGAAAACCTCGTTGAAATATGCCGTTGCAAGGTCTACACACTGTTTGCCTGCTGCGCCGTCATAGTTAACAGCTACACCATTGTGCTTCTTGATAAACTCATCATATGTCATTTTCTATTCCTCGCTTTCGTTTGTATCCACTTTGTTTTCAACTGTGATTTTAAGCTTGTGTACTATCTTCACCAAGAATGACGGCAGTGGTATACCTATCACCGCAAGATTTTCAAGAATGGAAATACACTCGTTGATGATAAACCATATCGTCACGATAAGACCGAAGTAAAAGCTGACGTTTACTTCAATGCCTATCTGTGAAAGTCCTGAGATAAAGAGCCAATCAAGCACGCCTGACACCGCCACCACAAATATGTAGCCGACCTTTTTAAAAAGCCCTTTAAGACCGACACGGCTTGACAGCTCGCCCCTATTCCATGCTTTCCACATTCCTGTAATGTAGTCAATGATCATCACAAGTACCAGAATGACTATAGGTATCGCCATGACACGGAAATACGCTGACAGCCCTGCGGCTATCGCTGATATGATGATTTTTGTTGTGTTTTCTTTCATTACTGTTCCTCGCTTTCGTATGTTTGTCCCGTGATTGTTGTATACTCCTCAGCCGTGATCCACTTGCCGACAGCAGCGTGTACCATAGCAACCGACCACAAACAACTATCATAGTATCTCTTGACCTTGACGTAGTTCTTACTCATCATCAATCACCTCATTCAACTCAACACCATTCAGCATAGCCAGAAAATCAACGTTTGCCTTTATCCTGTCTATCTCGGTGACTTTGGGCTTGCGAAAATTATCTTCCGTCAACCCCAGCTTGTCAGCCATTTTCTTTTGTAAATCCGTCATGTTGTACCTCCTATCTCTGACAGTTTAACGATGTATTCCTCTTCGCTTGGCACTGGTATGCGATAGCTGTCATTGCTGTTTTTGAACGTTATGCTACCGCCTGCTTCAACCTCGATATTTCGCAGAAAATCATCATCAGTCAGGTTTGAAATATCGGTTACGATAGGGTTCGCTAGTTCGTAATACAGGATAACACCCTGCATTGCCTGTTTGAATGCGGCGGCATCGGTGTAGGCGGTGTCTTTGACCTGAATCTGTGAAACTACGGTAACTCCGTCTATTGCGAGTGTTTTATCGACAAATACATTGGAACTTCTCGCAACTGTTCTATATTTACTGCACAATGCATTATAAATGGTTGTTCCAAATGCACCTAGATATTTAAAATTGAGATGTTTCGCAGGTGCGTAGAAATGATTTCCAACAGTGGAAGTCGTATTAATTCCCCAATTCAGAGCCCCTAAGTCAACGCTGCCGACACATTGAACATATTTCTTGTTTTCATAGTCCACATAGTTTCGTGCCGTTCCTGCACTCCAACCGTAGCCAGGCAGATTGCGGATTGCTTCGGGGATTGTGTGTTCAGTCTGATAGAATGGGGAATAGTTGGTAGCGGTATCACCATTTTCTAGCTGGACGTCATAAACCATAGTCGTTAGACCGCACAGCGACACAAAATCAGTAGTTGCTGTAAAAGTAACTGTTTCCTGATATTCTGTGTCTGCTACCGTACCTACCACCTTTTTTATCAGCGAACTATCGTCTGCATATGCTGTGTTTTTTCCTTTTTGCAATGACCACCGCAATATACCTTGACTAGTTGAAATACTTTTTGTTTTTAATGACAGCGTATACTTATTGCCGACAATAGTCGGAATATTTAGGATAGTTGTCAATAATTGTTTCGTGTAAATAACACCATTTTCAACCTTGCTTACATTCGCTCCATGATAGGTTTTGTCAGTATACTCAAACAAATTCTTCCCCTGCTCCACAACGCTCTCTGTGCCTGCACTAACAATCTCCCCTGCATTATATGGGTAGTAGTCCGCTGGGAACATTTTCTCAAATTCTTCCACGCTCGCGGGTTCGTTGCCTGAGCCGAACATGGCGGTGAGGTCATAAATCTGTGGCGTGATTGAAAAATCTACAGTTATATTAGAATTTACACGGAACGCAATTGCAATTGTACCATTTCCATCCATTGTAAATATTATACCTTTGCCGTATTCATGCCACCTATTTCCGCCGTTATCGTTGTAAAAACCCGTACCACTAGACAGCGCAGTAGTATCACTGGCGTGCGAATGGAATAAATATTTATGATTTGAAATTCCGGTTTGTACCGGGGATATCGGTATAAAACAAACCGCTGACGACGTGCCACTGATATGCAGCGATTTGCTATCAATTTTTGTAGTTGCAATACCATTAGATGTTTTTTCGACAATCTGTGATATTAGCTGGTTCCATACAATAGACCTACCGCCAATATTTTTCACCGACATCAGCTTCGCCCCTGTCGGCACTGTCTTAGCATATGCCGTATCTGTGTCCGTTTCAAACTGGTGTGTGATACCATTTTCCATATCGTATAACGCATTTACCCTACGTTGCAGTTCCTTGTCCGACAGCTTCACACGTCCTATCTCAGCCGTGTTCTCAGCTATCTTCCCGACAGCGGTAGTGTAGTCATCAGGTAGGCTGTCAGCCACCGCCTGTGCTGTCTGTGCGGCGGTTTCAGCGGCTGTTCTGTCTTCTGCAACCTGTGCAGCATGGTCTGCCACTGTAGCCTTGTCGGCTGTCACCTGCGTTGCCATATCAGCCACCGCCTGCCTGTCTGCCGCAGTGCTGTCAGCGCAGGTCTTTGCAGTTTTAGCATAGCCTGCCGTTATGTTCTTGTCGGCTGTGGTCTGCTGTGCTGATGTTGCCGCCTGCGCTGCGGATATTTTAGCGTTATTCTGTGATGTGACCGCCTGCTGACGTGCGTTTTCTGCACCCTGCCTTGCGGTTTCTGACTGTGCTGCGGACGTTTCAGCCGCTGTCTTTGCGGTTTCAGCACGGCTTGCCGCCTGTTCTGCGGTATCTGCTGATTTCTCTGCGTCTGTGGCAGATTTTTCTGCGTTTTCAGCCGCTGTTGTCGCCGTTTCTGCGGCAGTGACGGCTGTCTGCATATCTGCGTGCGCCTGCCTGCCTATGGAGTCTATTCGGTCTAGTGCGTCAGCTGCCACACTTGGTGACGGCACGGCATTATCACCGATAGCCGCACCGATTCTCAGGCGGAATATGCGTGATTTTTTAACCAGTATGTACTCCTGCCCTGACAGTTTTTTTGCACATATCTGACAGCTGACTGTCTGCGCCGACCGCAGTATATCAGCTGTTGGTGTCCACTGTCCGCCTGTGATATCGACCTCATACGTCACACCATCGCCGTAGTCTATCGTCATTACATAGCGGTCTGCTCCGTCTACCTCCATGTCCTCGAACGATACAGGACGTGCGTTTGTTTCACCGACATAACCCAGTAGGGCTGTGTTCAGTGTTACGTCATAATCTGCATTTAATGTTATCGTCATTTAATCACCCCTCTTTACTCTATTGCAATATAGTCAACATAGTATGTTCC